GCCCCCTACCTTGGCAACGCCTAATGGGGTGTAGTGCTGCAAATTATAGCCCTGCAGCAGTTCTTATACACTCCAGAATCACAGATCTAGCACTGCCCAAATCTGTGACTCAACCAGATCACAAGTGATCTTGTTAGGTGTTTCTTGTCTGTTACCAATCACGCGGTATCTCTTCCTCTCTCCTTCTTCAAATTTGATAACCGCTCCTTTATAAAACTCCTCACACTCCTGTATTATTCCCGGATTCAAGTCAAACAAAATACAAATCTCAATCAATCCAGTCTCATCGCAATCTACAACACTCGAGTCTTTTCTCACCCAGTCCTCATATATGGGGTTGAGTTCTTTCAATATCTCGGGCTTTATATAAGCATCTTCTGTACTACGGAGTAGAAAATCAGCAAACGTACCAAACAATGGCATGTTTCCATAAAGCTTCTTATACATGTATCCCAAACTATGATAGTAGTCGGTTTTACAATGGTTAAAGTTTAGCTTTCTGAAAACAGTCATATTATTGATTATTTTCTTGACATTCTGTACATAAGCAAATTCACCTTTCCTGTTCAACTGCATAAACTTTCCAGAACAGTAATCAACATCATGATAGTCTGTCCTTAAGATAAGTTTTGCGTCAAACCCAAAATGTGCGAATGTGTTGATATAGTCCGACTTTCCAATCGGCATCTTGATGACATTATCATCACCATCACACATGAAATTGCCTAATTCTAATCCGTTAATAATCTCAAAGTACATACACGCAACCCACATAACTAAGGTATTAAATAGTCCTGTGTCTGCGTCTCCCGAGCCACGCATCCCGGTAAAAGAAAACTTTTGTCCGTTCTGTGTGAAACCATTCTTCTTCATTTTACGCCAAAATAGTTTCCGGAAGCGTTTATAGTTTTCATCAGTTTCAAGTCTCCTCATGAGGCCCAGTTCTATCTGAGCCAACAATCTGATCCTTTGACTTGCTTCAAACTTACTACAATCGCCCTCCAAAATCCACTCGCCAAACACCAAATCTAGAAATTGCTTCCCTCTCCCCAGGAAATCTTTCCCTTTAGAGATTTGTGGCAATTCCATCATTGCTTCTTCTAGTGCATGCGTAAACATCCCGTAAACCATACCAAATTTTGGATTTCTATTGATAATCAATCTAGGTGGTTTCACCTCGTTGTAAAGCTCGTTTTTCACGAAAGCTGAACAATCTCCATCCTTATCAAGATTGAACCCATTTCGAGATATTTTCTCAAAACAGTCCACATATCTTTTCCTAAGGCGGCCTTTCTTATTATCAATGAAACTCTTCAAGCTGGTTGGTCCGTGGTAGTGTGGTTTCATTTTCGTAGCTAAATCGTCAAGTATTCTCTCGACAATTTCCGACACGTACGTTGTATTATTATCCATCTTCTTAAGATACCTATTACGTAGTCCTACATACTCATTGTGAGCACAATTGGACATGATATACCGGTCTTCCTGAAGTATTCTTGGAATTTTATAAATCTTTTCATAAGCCTTGGTTTCACAGTAATGTCCTGATATACGGACTA